TGCTAAACGAGACACTTACGATATCTGTGTGCAACACTTATACGACGACGTTAGTAAGCTGTCACACCTTCCACAGCAACAACGTGATAAATTACTTCGCATTCGCTCAGGCTATACGATTATGCTTGAGTTTCCGTCAAAAAAAGACCGGGAAATAATTTTACACCTCCAAAATCAATTTGGAATCGAGCGCAGCGCTGCATATGAGGATTTACGATTGATAAAAGATTTATTGGGATCAATCAATAAACAATCAAAAGACTGGCACAGGTTCAGGTTTAATTACAGAAATGAAAAGGCTTACAACATGGCTGAGCTTCAGCAGGACCCTATAGCCATGGATAAATGTAATAACACTTACGGCAAGTACAACCAGCTCGATAAGGAAGATGCTGAGCGCATACCATGGGAAGACATCATCCCACAACTTTATGAAGCAACTGATGATCCTTCAGTCCTCGGAATAAAACCTATTCCAAACATTAGAGAGAAAATTGCTGCTATGAAAAAGAAATACATGGAAGACATTGAAGATGTCACCTATGAGGATATTGACATTCGTGAATTAGAGAAATATGCCAATCAGTAAGGAAATCAAGCAAATATATTTCAACGACTGTCAACGCAAAGTAATGCTTCGTGAGTGCAAAACAACTGTTGTGGTTGGTGGTCGCCGTTTGGGTAAGTCTCACGGCATTGCTCAACCGTATCTTCAGCGCAATATGCAGCGCATGCCGCGAGGTACCCATGGCATCATTGCCGGCACATTCCAGCAGGCAAATACCCGTACATTACCAGGAACATTAGAAGCCTTTGATAATATTGGATTCAAGCGTAATGTCCACTATGTGATTGGTAGACGTCCAGAACCTGGTTTAAAATTCGAAAAGCCACGATTAGAACCGGCAAGTTACGATCATTGCATCACCTGGTACAATGGAAGCATTATGCCAATCATTTCTCAGGATGTTCCCGGATCATCAAACTCTATGACTTTCGACTCCATTCTTTGCGACGAAGCCAAGTTCCTGGACTTCGAAAAATTGAATAACGAAACGATTCCGGCCAATGGTGGAACTAAAGCTCATTTTGGCCATCTGTCTTATCATCACTCCATGATGATCATTTCCGACATGCCGACTACGAAGAAAGGTAGTTGGTTCTTAGGGTATGAGGACAAATGCGATCCGGAACTAATCGAACATATCGACGGAATCATTTACGAAAAGTGGCGAATACTTAATAAAATAAAGGAATTTCAATCAAAAGGAATTCAACCTAAAGGTTATTTATTTGATTATTACAAAACACTTTGTCGGGATTTAGCGCAATTTAGAAGTGTTGCAGTCGATTACAATGTGTTTAGCTCAATAGAAAACCTGCAGGTATTAGGTGAGGGCTATATCAAGCAAATGAAGCGTGATTTACCACCATTGATTTTCCAGACATCAATACTTTGCAAGCGTGTTGGATTACTCAAGGATGGTTTCTACAACAACCTGAATGAAAATCTGCATTATTACACTGATTTCGATAACTCTTACATTCTTAACTTAGAGTATGACTTCAACAAAACAAAAGACTTATCATGTCTTCAGGATGGCGATTTAGACCGCAATAAGCCCATATGTATTTCAATGGACTACAACGCCAACATCAACTGGATAGTAGCGGGACAACGCTCAGGCATTAAGCTAAAGGTATTGAAATCATTCTTTGTCAAGTATGATCGTAAGTTAGTTGAGTTAGTCAATGACTTCTGCCACTACTATCGTGATCAACAATGTAAGGAAGTGATTTACTATTACGATAACACAGCACTGGGTAGTAACTATGCAGTCAATGACAGTGACTTTGCAACTGTTGTCATGGACACCTTCAGGAGTAACAAGTGGCACGTTACAGGTGTACACATTGGCAATCCACTTAATCACATGGATAAGCACCTACTTATCAACATGGGATTGAAAGGACAGAAAGGTTTGTACCCTCTATTCAATAAGCCAAACAACGAACCTCTTTTGCTCGCTATGGAGCAAACAGGAATCTATCAGGGTCCAGAAGGGTTTAAGAAAGATAAGCGCGGAGAGAAGCTCGCAGAGAGCGACGAAGACTTACGCGAACACCGAACCGATGGTACTGACGCATTCGATAGTCTTTACATTGGAATGAATAACTTCCCCGTTGAATCCTCATTCAACTCCAGCCTTGTGAGCGACTTCATCTAGTCGCTCACTTCATGTCATTACATCTCACCTCCAATGCTTCCAAAACACAATGCATGCATTGATTTTTGTAGGAAGCTAAGTTGTCATTACACAATCAATGCTCCTTTCAGGACATTGATAGAGTAATGGCCGTTTTACCACCCGTTTTTCTTAATTTTCTGACATATAACACGCTTTTTGAGCCTTGTAATGACATCGGAGCGGCAGGGCGGGGCGGGGTCTATCGACAGCAACAAACTTTAAATAAAAGTTTGCAAAGGCGTTTTGTGCTGATATATAGTATGGTAGTATACTGAAAGGCGGAAAACAGATGCAAACAGCTTAAAGATTCAGCCGAAAACAATATGTAATCAACTCCATTAAAACCATTTAGACAGTTTTTTTTATTGGCGCATACACACGTTATGTGTTTATATATTCTTTTATTATAACTAATTGATTACTAATAAGATAAGAATAATATATATAAATAAAGGAGAATACAACAAATTTTAAAAGTATCTTACTATGTTACTATTATAAATAAATTAACTATGTATGTTTTTGTATTACAATTGTTTAAAGGTAGTAAGTGAGTACTAAATTTTAATAGAATAATGTTTTTTTTGCATGTTACTACTATTACTACAACATATTATTAACTGTAATTATGCTGGATTTATTTATATGATAAAAATTAAACATACTACAATTATAATTTTGACATTTAAGATTTTACATATTTAAAAATGTAGTATGTAATAATTCATATGGATATTCTAAGCACCTATTACTACTTAAAATATAAATTTAAATAAATGATAATTAGATATATATAACTAATAGTAAGTAGTGAGTGAGGTAGGTAATATTTTTTTGTTGATTTTGCGCGTTTTTCCGAAAAGTGTAGTATGTAGTATGTAAAAAATATGTATATTTGCAGAAATTTAATATATAAGCTTATGAAAACAGAATATTTATGGGGATGGAAAATTAAGACATTAGAGATTGATTCGGAAATATTTATTCCGATAAAGCTATTTTGTGAAGATTACAAGATAAACTTTATCAATACAATGATAGAATTTAATAAACGAGGACTCAACATTAATTTTAAAATTGAAAATATCACAAGCGAAGGATATTTATGTTTTGATATTGAAGATTTCATTGTATTCATTTTGGTTGTTTCTTCAATAAACTCAAAGTTAGTTAAATATAAAAAAGCGATATGTAAAGCTGCAATTTCAAAATTGGTTTTTCCAAAAAGAAAGTTTATACCTGATATAGAAAAATTTATATTAAATAAATACAGAATTCCAAATGCTGATGAATCATATACATTTATGTTACCAACAGATATTTTCAATAAATTGGATGATGAAATAAAAGAGCATACGACAATTATAAATGTGGGAACGTGTTTAACTGGTATTGGATTTAAAAAAATGGTTAAGCGGGTGAATGGTTCTGCCAGGTATGGTTATAAAATGCTAGAATTATAAATTTGAAGTAACAATTAAAGCCTCGCAAAAATGCGGGGCTTTTTTGCGTTAATATATTTATTATCTTTGTGCTCAACTTAATTTTAAAATAAATATTTATGAAGAAATTTTTATTATTGGCTGTAATGGCTATGTTTTTTATCTCATGTACATCTGAAGGTGGGTTAGATGTAAAGGCATGTTGGGAATTTAGTATTAAAACAACTGTTACCATGGCGGGGCAAAGTTCAACAGCTACCGGAACTGTTGAAAAATGCGATTTGACTGAAGCGGAGGCGAATAACTACATGAAAGAACTAACTACAACTGTTACATCTTCTTCGGGTGGTTACACTATGACTTCAAAAACAGTTTGTACTGGAAAAACAAAGAAATAATATAACTAACTATATTATGAGTAACTATATTGAAAGTAATCTTATTAAAGATGAACAAATAGAACTTAAAACTACCTATCACCCAATAATATTTTGGCGTTTAACTGGTATATTATCACTATTCATTATTCCATTTATTGAAATGAAAACAGATGAATTTGCTGTAACGAATAAAAGGGTAATAATAAAAATTGGGTGGATTAGTAGAAAGATATTTGAAATGAACCATTCTAAAATTGAAAGTGTAAATGTTGATCAGGGAATATTAGGGAGAATTTTTAATTATGGATCAATTACTATTATTGGTTCTGGAGGAACGAAAGAAATTTATTATACAATTAGAGACCCTTTCGGTTTTAGGAAGAAAGTACAAGAATTTTCAAAATAATTTCATTTTTGCATTGCCAATTCAAAAAACATTCCGATATTTGCAGTACGAAACTCTTACGAAGGCACTACGTGCCACATAACGATGTGGTTTTTTATGCCCAAAAACTAACTTATTGAAAATATGGCGATGCCATATCACGAGCCGTTTGGAGCGGTAATACCTTCGGGAGTTTCGTAGCGTGATATTGGCATCGCTTCTTTTATTGCCATAAAATCAAAAACACGAAACTCCCGAAATGAAAACAAATCAAACCCGTAGGATTAAACCTACAAAAGAAAATCCCGTGCACGAAGTGAGAGTAGTGCCAATGTCGGATGCTCGCTTACTCCTGAAATCACTTTATTTGAATTTGAAACAAGCCATTGACCAGGAAGCACTGGTTGACTTTAAGTACGATGGAACTACTACCAACGTAGCATTTGTAATGGGTACCACAGAATTAAAATTTAATTTAGTGGAAGGAGGCCAAGTATGAAAGCAGCCACTATTATTAATGGATTTAAAGTCACAGATAATGCAGCTGAAATATTAGGTAATTGGGCTGAAAGTGATGCACCTGAAAGATATGCAACTTACCTATCTGAAATGCAAGATCTTCTTTGTCGAGTTATGATATTGACAAATGACTTTGATATTCAGATCAAAGAATCTCTGATTAATTTGATTTGCATAAAAGATGATTTCAATAAATTGAATGAGGAAGGAGGCCAGTCATGACACAAGCAGAAATAATGATCAATGACGAAGCTTATTATATTTCCTTCGAGGATAACGATGAGTTTGTGCAGAAATGTTATGATATGATTTCTGAAATTGCAGATACAGGTACGGAAGGCGCAATAATTATTCGCGTGACGGAAAATGGCAAATACACCGGTGATGCATACTTATGGGATGAATTTATGGCTAACAGTTGGGCTAAGGGTAAAATTGATGCAACAAAATTGCTTAAATTCCTAAAAGAACAATACGAATCGAAGGCCAAGCAAGGACCAATTACATTCAAAGAAATAATCTTATCCCGGTATTGTGGAGAATTTCAACCGGCAACGAAAGAAAATACAACGATCCGCAAAACGAGTGAAGAAATTAAACTCGATATCCGGCCAATGGCAGACTTATCGACAAACGAAATAGCTGCATATTTGGCAACACATGGTTACACTATAGGCTTTGAAGATTCGACTCCAGTGTGGCTCATGCGAAAAGATGGCGAACTGGAATTGCGCGAACACTAATAATTTATACATTTGTAATATGAAACGATCAGAAATTATTAAGGAACTTGAAAGCAAGTACTTATTCGAGAATAGAAGTTCTATGATTGAAGGTTGGTATACGCTAAGAAGTGAAATTGGTGTTATATATGATTGTCAGGTAAGAGCTAATGATGTTTTATTTCATGTAGAAATTGACAATATTGATATATCAATGACAAGTAATGAGCATTATTTCTCTTTTAATCAGATAGCGCCACATGGCGCTCCAATCAATACTATACTTCATAGATTCAAAGTTATAATCGATGAATTGAATTTAGAAATTAAGAATCATATTTCTAATATTGAAAAATCGATTGATGAAATAAAACCTGGTCGTAAATTTAAAGTAGAATTTGAAAATGGCTCTAAATTTGAAATAGAAAATATGGATAACAGCGTAAAAAGTCTTACAGAGCCTAAAGTATTCTGATTTAAGAGTAAAGTAATACTGTTCACTGTCTTTTTTTACCCTCAAGCGGTTGACTTAATTTGTACTATCAAATTAATCAACCGCTTTTTTTATGACTATATCTCAAGAACTGCAAGCTGGAGCACTCTATTTTCAGAAAAATATACCGGATATTATTCTGATTAAAACCGATGTGAGTACACCGGTGATTTTTGAGTTGAAAAAAGGGGCTGATGTAATCCTGTCGGAAAGTTATGTTTTCGATGTGGAAAATAAGATACAAATTCGCAATATTGGCGAAATTGTTGAGAAATATCTCAGCCTTCAGAACTTACTTCTTGACTTTTCATACACCATTACTCAAGATGCCTACACACATGATATCGCTTTTTCGGTTCTGAAATGCGAAGCCGATATGACCGTTGACCCGGGTACCTGGACTGCTCAAAATTTCCTGACCCGATCGTACACCGAAAAACGCACCTCGAAAAGCCGAAATGAATACCTTTCCTTTTTGCATAAACCTAGTTACGGAGCTGTAACACCGCATTTTAAAATAAAATATTACTCCGTTGATCACTGGGCGGAAGCTACCGGTACATTGGCGGCGATAGCAGCTTCTACCGAAAACAAGATTACAACGATAAACACCTCTATGGGTGCTGTAATTACAGCTTCGGGGTTGGATGTAAATGCCGAAATCCTGTTGTATGAGATATGGATTACAGGTACCGAATTCGAAACGAATAACTATACTTTCCTGAATGACTTCAATATCTACCGAAACCGGAAGCACTTTGTATTCGTGAATAGTTTTGGTGTGCTCGAAACCTTTACGGCTACCGGTAGAAGCGACGTGAAAAAATCCGGAGAATTCAATCTTGGTAATATTCAAAACCGGTACCGGAAAATATCACAAGATTTTATTTCGGAAACGGTACAGTATAGCGGCTTTCTGTGGGAGAGTGAAATGGAGTGGATTGATGATTTGTTGCTCAGCTATAACGTGTCGACCTATACACCTGGTGTAACCGGATCGGATGAAGAAATAACGCTGACAGGATTCGATAAAACAGATACTGACGCTAACGAACTCGAGGGATTTTCGTTCACGTATCGAAAGGCCAAAAATAGCAGTATTCAATTTGTGAATGCAGCCAAAGGAATATTCGATGCCACATTTGATAATACATTTAATTGATATGCTGCATATTAGTACGTTACGAAAAACACTGAATTCGAAAAAAGAATTCAATTGCAAGGTTTGGACTTCAAGCGGTGAAATAATGGTATGTAACAAGGTAGTTTGCACTTCTAACTATCACAAAGGCACAGCCAACCTATTGTTTACCGAGAGCCGCGAAGTGCGGAAAGTGAGAGTGATTTGCATTTTTGAATTAAACGATCAAAAAATTTATATATAATTATGAACCAGCAATTTGACCAACAGGTTTTTGAAATTCCGGTAGATGAGATAGCAGCTCGCGCCCTGGATAAAATTAATGAGGGAGTAACCGTTTTCGATATAGATCAGAGCCAAACGCCTACACGCGTATCGGGTGCACCGGATAGTTTTAGGGGTTTTGTTCCCTGGGGAGATGATAACCTTAGGCCTAATAATGTATTGGCATTGAGAAGAAATGACGAAGTAATGTCGTCGAATATATTTTTCAATATATTATCGGGTTACGGTGCCGGACTAAAAATTGAACATCCGGAGGAAGGCAAGAAGATTACAAATAAAGAAGTGCTGACTTTTTTCAAGTATAACCGGCCTGTAAAATATTGGTTGGAGCAACAAACGGATATTAAACACTTTTTCTTCACCGTTACGGTTCTTATTTTAAGTGGCGACGGAAAGAAAATTGTGAAGATAAAGCATAAAGATGCTACTTATTGCCGTTTCGAAACCTGTAATAAGAAAACGGGTAGGATAGAGCATGTTTATTTTGCCAACTTCGAAAAAGGCACTCCAGTGTGGGACGACTGTGAGGTGATAGAATTGCTTGACGAAAGCGATCCACTGGGTGATTTGGAAATGCGCATGGGCATAATTCCAAACGAAGAAGGAAAAAACAACACGCCTACAACGGTACGAAAATTTGCGATGCGTAACGCCATTCCGATTCCGGGTAACAAATACTATCCATTTCCGTACAGCTGGGCAGTTTTCAACAGCGGTTGGTACGATATTAAGCAACTGATTGCTGAAGGGAAAAAAATTAAATTCAAAAATGGATTGGTGATCAAGTATCAGGTAGAAATCAATAAGAGTTATTGGGACAATGTTTTCCGGGATGAAAATATTACGGATCCAAAAAAACAGGTTGAGCGTGTAAAAGCTGAAAAGGAAAATATCAAGTCATTTTTGACAGGTATTGTCAATGCCGGCAAGGTTTGGTTCTCCGGATTCTACGTTGACCCCAACGGAAAAGAAAATTCTATGATTCGTATTAACGTCATTAACCCAACCAAAGAGGGTGGCGATTGGATTGAAGATACTGAGGAAGCCAGCAACATGGAATGTTATGCCGATGGCATTCACCCGAGTTTGATTGGTGCAGTGCCAGGCAAATCGAAAGGCGGAATGTCCGGAAGTGATAAACGTGAACTTTTTACCATTAAACAGGCATTGGATGTTCCTATTCGTCAGATTTTAGCTGAGCCTTACTTTGTGATAATCAACTATAATGGATGGGAAAATGATGTAAAAATAGATACACCATTTATGCAGCTGACAACGCTCGATGAAGGTACTTCAGCCAAAACAAAAACAGCTGATCCGAACGCTAACCAGGATAACCAAGATAATTAAAATATTATGCTAATTACAACAATTGTACAATTTGTAGGGTATATTCCCACTGCTGAAGGAACTCAATTCAATGCCATTGAGCCGTACTTGTCGGAGGCCGAAAATCAACTTATAGGTTTATTTCTAGGTGAAGATCTATCCCAATATTTTGAAACTCTTCCCGTTGAAAATCCACTTAAAGTTATTGCCAGTCGTTTGCTTTGTCTCCAGGCGTACGAAAATGCTATTCCTTTTGTTGACCTGATACAAACGAACAACGGTTTTGCGGTAGTGAATAATAGCAACCAGCTACCGGCAAGTAAAGAACGAGTGCAGCGACTTATTGAATGGTGCTCAGTTCAACTATATATGAATACTGATTTATTGATCCAGGGCATTTTGAAAGATGCTGAAGCGTTGGCAGCCTGGACTGCTTTTTCGGAATTTGAAGATTTGACCAATTGTTTGATACTTACCGGTAATGATTTCGCCAAATATGCCACTGTGAGCGGCGTGAAGCGAAAATCATTTATGGACGCAAAAAGTAACCTGGTAAGTTGGCAAAAAAACATATTGGAGAAAGTGATTAGTGCTGACTATATGCAACAATTAATTGCAGAAACCCGCCTAAATACGTTCACTGAGGCTTCTAAAGTAATAATTATTCATTGTAAAATGGTTCTCGGCCAGCTAGTAAACAAAAACACGGATGAGGCTGAGAAAATATGCAACATACTCAGCAATATTCTCGACAAGGACCTGGAAACTTACACAGTATATGCAAATAGTGCTGAATACGCATTGAAAACAACACCTGTTTATCAGAATTTACAATCGGATCCAACTTATTTTTTCGGATAATATGAGTACAATCAACTTAACTGCTCCGAGGAACTACGGAGAAATGACAGAAAAACAAATCCGTTACGTTGCAGCTTTACAGATGCACGGATTACCTGATAAAGATATTTGGCGCAAATGCCTGATTAAGTTCTCGGGAATTAAACCGATCGGCGGAACTTCGCTCCGATATTACTTCGTGAAGAAGGGTTACAAGGGTTATTTTTCGCTCAAGTTGGAAGAAATGAATTCCTTTTGCAAGAAAATGGATTTCATTACACAGAATTATATTGGCATTACCCCGGTTAAAGTAGGCAAATATGCTCCGTGTGATAATCAGTTGTGCGATACTATTTTTATGCAATACCTGGAAGCAGAGAATTACTACCAGTCGTATATTTTCAGCCAAAAACCCGAATATCTGTTCAAATTGATGGCTACACTCTATCAGGATGGAGCAAAATATGACAATAAGAATATTGCTCGACGCGCGAAGTATTTTTCGCGTCATGCTTCGGAACTGGAGAAACTAATCGTTGTGATGTGGATGATAGGAGTGAAGGAATTCTTCATGCTGAAATTCGATACACTTTTTGAGAAACCAAAATCCAACGAAATTGGTGAGTCGAAAGCGCCTGACATGTACGCCATTATTCAGAATCAGATACGAATGCTTACTGAAGGCGATATAACTAAACGCGATCAGGTTCTCCGGTCGAACACATGGGATGCGCTCGACGAAATGAATGCTAAGCAACGGGAAGCTAAGGAAATGGAAAAACAAATGAAAAACGCTTAATTATGTGGGATGCAGTAAGCTATTTTGAGACTCAAAACGGTAAATTGAAAGTTACCAAGGGGAAATACACTTTTTGTAAAGTCACAGGTATAAATCATATGGAGGAAGTACTCAGCAACCTGAAGTCTTCTGATTCATTTTTAGCCGTTGACGATACCGACGATGGGATGCTGGTTAAACGTGGAGGAGCATGGTTTAAACACAGAACGATATTCGTTTATATCCTGAAAAAGTTCAACATAAAAAATCAGGATGATCGGGCCGAAAAAGTGACTGAGGTACGCGCTGTATTCCGGAGTTTATCTTCAAAGTTACTCGTTGATAAAAATAAGATTTCCGAATTGATGTTTTTTGACGATAGTAGAATACCATACCATGAAGTACCTGGCATGTGGGTGGGCGAAACATGTGGACTTTACTTTTCTATAGCGATTGACGAACCCACAGACCTTGTATATGACGCTGACGAATGGGAGTAAGAACGAATATTATCACGCCTGGGCCAAAATGATGGTGACCATTTGGCTTGATAAAATAGCAACGCTGAATATTTACGATACAGGTGAACTATTCAAGTCGTTTGCTACCGAAATAGCCATGCAAGCCAATGGAGATGTTGACAAAATTGCCTTTTCTTACTTGTATTATGGTCGCATGGTAGATATGGGAGTGAGGCGAGGGGTCAAAATGGAAGATGCCGGTAAAAAGGGAAAGCCCTGGTACAATAAAAGCTGGTACCACTCAATAAAACTGCTCACCGAAAAGCGAGCCGAACTATATGGCGAAGAATTTAAAGCACTAATTTTTGAGACACTCAATTTCTGAGTGTCTTTTTTTTGTTTTGCCTGATCCGGTTTATTTGTATCAAAATTACAGAGCATGGAACTGAATGATTTAATAGCAGCTGCGCAAACAATAAAAGTTGAGACCGGACTTGATAAGAACACCCATGTCAGGATTGGGGCTATGTTCGAAAATATTATCAATTATTTTGCCGAAAATGTTTCGCCGGCAGCTGCTACCAAAATTCAGGAAGCCATTGCCAACTCTACTACCGGGATTCGCAAAGGCATGAGTGTAGTTTGGTCGAGAGAACTGGGAGATATCCCTGTCGGATTTGTATTGAGCAACGGCAACAACGGCCAGCCGATTAATGGCGTTACAGTTCCCGATTATCGCAGTCGCTTCCTGATTGGTTACGACTCAAGCAAGGCGCAAATCCCTACGAATGTAACCGACCATACAGAGAACTACGGTAAAGCCGGTAATACAGGTGGTAAAGGATCAGTTCTTTTGCTTGCCACACAATCGGGACTACCGGCACATAAACATCCCATTAAAATCGTTGGTAAAAATAACGGCCTCAAATATGTTGGGTATGGAAGCGCTTCCAATACTCCTGATCCCAATTCCGGCGCAATCGATACGGACAAGAATAATGCTGCTGATGCTCAGCAAGCGCACGAGAATCGACCACCCTATTATGTTGTGTACTGGATTACAAAGGTATCTGACGACACAACTGCTGAGTATAACTCAGCCTACGACAGCTATAAATCAACTACCACCGATAATCCTGTAAAGACTGAAGCCGAATGGGTTGTTTCGTTGGGTGGTGATGGTAAATCAGCTTATGCCATTGCTGTTGATGATGGATTTATGGGTACCGAAGTCGAATGGCTTTTATCACTTCATGGAGAAGATGGTGCTGATGGTGCCGATGGCGCTAATGGGATTTCGGCTTATGCCATTGCTGTGGCAAATGGGTTTATTGGCACTCAAGCCGAATGGCTTGTATCGCTGCATGGTGCTGATGGTTCCGATGGTTCCGATGGCAGCTCCACCGAAACCGCTCTGTACGTTCTTTCCGGATTAGATGCCGATATCACTGTTG